TAAGTGAACCTGAAGTAACCATAAGTGAACCTGAAGTAACCATAAGTGAACCTGAAGTAACCATAAGTGAACCTGAAGTAAGTGTAAGTGAACCTGAAGTAAGTGTAAGTGAACCTGAAGTAAGTGTAAGTGAACCTGAAGTAACTAAATCTGAAGTAAGCGAACCTGAAACTACTATAAGCGAACCTGAAGTAAGTGAACCTGAAGTAACCATAAGTGAACCTGAAGTAACCATAAGTGAACCTGAAGTAACCATAAGTGAACCTGAAGTAAGTGTAAGTGAACCTGAAGTAACTAAATCTGAAGTAAGCGAACCTGAAACTACTATAACTGAACCTGAAGTAACTAAACCTGAAGTAACTGAACCTGAAGTAAGCGAACCTGAATTAACCATAAGTGAACCTGAAACTACTGAAACTGAAACTGAAGTAACTGAACCTGAAGTAACATATGAAATTACATTACCTGAAAAGACAGAAACTGAAATATCACTTGAACCTGAAGTAACTATAAGTGAAACTAAACCAGAAAGTATATCAGAAAGTATATCAGAAAGTATATCAGAAAGTATAAGTGAAACTATACCAGAAATTGTAAAAGAACCTGTTATTTCAAAAGAGATTGTGGATACTATACCTAGTGTTGAAATTATAAAAACAGAGGATAAAATTGATTTAGATAAAAAAATACAGGAAGCTACTATATTATCACCAATAGAATCGAAAGAGATTATCAAACAAATTGAATGTTTAGATGGAGAACAATTTGACATTAATCAGAATAGGTGTTTACCTTGTTCACATTATCAATTAGTTTGGGATTCGGAAAGTAAATTATGTAAACCAATGTTAAAGGATCAAATTTTTAAAGAAAAAGAAAAAGAAATTTTATCAAGTAATATGGTATTAAAAGGTTTGGATATTGTTGTCAATGATAAAAACAATATAATTGGTTACATTGAAAAAGATGATCAAGAGGGTGGGTTTGATAAAAATAATACTAAATTTCCAAGAAAAATGAGTAAAGAATATTGTATGAAAACTCCTTGTAAACATATGGGATTTTCTCAGAAAGCGAGTTGTAGATATTATAAAAACTGTTATGAATAATGTTATGAATAATGTTATTACTGTCATATTTATTAAACACTTGTATAATTATCTAATTTTTTTTTAAAACATTAATTTCTATATAAACTATAATAAGAATGGATTCTGCATCTATTATAGATTATATCAAAAAAACATATCCAAAAATTGTTTTTCAACCATTTAAATTCCAACAAACACAAGCTCTAGCATTCATTTTATCGAATGATAATTTAGTAATTGGATTTATTAATAAAAATGGTGTATTATGTAAATTGATTGAACCAATTAATATAAAAGAATTATCATCAAATGATTTTAGAGGAATTGTTGAAAAACTACCAATTGTTAGGGGGTTTACAGATCAAGACAAACAAAGATTAATTAAATTATTTGAAAAAAAAGAAGATAGTATTTCTAAAAAAGAGCATGAAAAAATAGTTAACGAATTAAAATCATATATAAACAAAAAAGAAAACGAATTGTCCGAAACAGAAAAATTCAAGGCTCTTTTTGATAGCAAATCAAACGAAATTATTTTAATAGAAAAAAAATACGAAGAAAAAATAAAGGAAATCAATGATCAATACAATCAAGCTATGTCAAAATTACAAGAATGTGGTAAACAAATAGTTGATCAAAACGAAGCTATATTACAAGGTATTAATCAACATAAAGAATCAGTTAAAGAATTTATTGCATCAAAAGATCTTAGAATTGAAGATTTAGAAAAAATACATGAACAAGACGTTCAAGAAAAACGCAATCTTGAAGAAAGTTTAGACAAAATATTAGCAAATGAAAAAAAATCATTAGAATTAATAGAAAATAATAAAGATTTGATATCAGATTACGATATAGAATTAAAAGAAAAAGTAGATACTATAAAAAATTTAGAATCATCTGTAGAAAAAATACGCGCTGAATTAGATGATTCTAAAAAAGAATTAGATAAATCTAATTTGCAAAATAAATTATTACAGGGTTATAAATCAAGATGTAGTGAGAAAATTATAAAAGAAAAATCAGATATTATTGACGCTATACAAAAATATAACGATATGTGGTTATCGTGGGTAGAAAAATCACGATTTGACATTCAAGAACAAAAAAGAAAATTACTAGACGATTTTAAAAAAACAAAGGATAATTTGAAAAATACATTGGAATCTCAAATTCAAGAATCAAATATGTCTAGTAAAGAAGTTCAACTTTTAAAACAAAATATAAAAGATATAGAAATGTCTTTGAATAAAACTATAAATGAACAATTAATAGAATTGTCTAAAAAAGAAGATGAACTTAAAGAAAAAGAAAAAGAAATTTCAGATTCTGTATCTGAAAAATCACAAATGGACTCTACTCTAAAGTCATTACAAGAAAAGGAAAAAGAATTCCAAGAAAAGGAAAAAGAATTCCAAGAAAAGGAAAAAGAATTCCAAGAAAAGGAAAAAGAATTCCAAGAAAAAAGTAGGTCATTTGATGAACAATCTAGGTCATTTGAAGAAAAACAAAAGTCCTTTAAAGATACAGAATCAAAATTGAAAAGTGATCTGGAAGAATTAAAAATTTTGTTGGAAAAAAATAGAAATACACCAATAGAATCAAAAATAGATTACGATGATTGTTATAGTATAGTTTCTAATTTTATTCCATTAAATAATATTTTTTTTAGAAAACAAGAAATTATTAGAAAATTAGATAATATAATAAACAATAATTTGAGTTATTTTACTAAATTAAATGAATCTACTAAAACATTAGTAAAAAATAAATTTGAAAAAATTAAAACGGAGATAAACAATCATATTAAGTTTTTAAATTTACAAGAATATATAAACAGTCCGAATTTTGAATATTTGAAATCAAATGCAACACGATCTAGAGTACCAGATACATATTGTGATGGTTTGAAAAATTTACTTAAATATTGGGAGGAAAATAAACTATTATATAGAAATCAAGATACAGAGTTGACAAATATATATGAAGATTTGTCAGGAGCGATTAGAACTTATATCAGAATAAAACCATTAATAAATAAAGAACGAGCAAAAAGTTCCATAGAAATTAGAACAATTGAAAAGAAAAAAATAAAAGGATTAACAATAGACTGTTCAAGTGTACCTAGTACAAAATACAAAGAAGAGATTTATTTTGGTGAATTTTATGGTATATTTGAAGAAGATTTTACAAATTTAGATGTTTATACTGGTCAAAGAGGTACTGTAATACCAGATTCCAATTCATTAATTGTAAATATAAATGATATAATAGAATCATCTGACACGATAAGTCCTGGTTTATACACTGCATTTAGACAAGTCGAACAAGGATATTCTGTTGTTTTATTTGGATACGGTGTAAGTGGATCTGGTAAAACATTTTCTTTAATCGGTTCAAAAGGAAATCCAGGTGTTTTACATTATGGTTTAGCAAATTTAGAAAATGTTAGTAATATTAGGTTAAAATACGTATTTGAACAATATTATGACAAGATAAATTTCAATAATAGAAAAGTATCAGGGACAATCCATAATTTAATTAATAAGATATCACAATTTAAAGATGTTTCTATAGATGAAACAAATGCATTTGAAAAAAGAATTCCAAATTATATAGATATAAAGTCATTAAAAATACAAGACATATATTCTCTAACAGACATAATCGAAAAATACCGTATAGAAAAAAAACGTATAAAAGCAACACCAAACAATCCAGTATCAAGTAGATCCACTTTATATCTTGTATTCGAAATTACTTTTAACAATGACACTCGAGGTTTTATAACAATAGTAGATATGGCTGGTAGAGAATCACCTATTGATATCTTTAAAACATTTATAGATACAAACAAAACATCATTGGCAAGTGTTATGGCACCACCACCAGTCGGTGGAGTTACTAATATAGCAGCAAATGTAAAGGAAGAATATAAATCAGTGTATAGTCCAGAATTTATATTAGATGTTTTAAATGAAGGATTTTATGTAAATGAAAATATAAACCACCTAATCTATTATTTCAATAAGAAAAACGGAGTAAAAATACCAACACCTAAACAAAAATTGGACGAACGGTATAATGTAGTTTATAATATGAAAAATTATTTTGTACAACCACAAGAAGAAGAGAAAATAATTGATAATATAAACAATTCGTTACAAATACCAATACTAAACTTCTTAGATAATTTACAATCTAAAAAATCGATAGATAATTTACAATCTAAAAAATCCGATACACCTGATTCAGAATGGAAACCCACAAAATTTATCACATTATGTTGTATAAGACAAGAAGCAGATTATTGTGACCAAACTATAGAAACAGTAGATTTTGCAAATAATATAAAAAGTACGTAATTAAAAAGTACGGTAATTAAAATAAAATGAATAATAAAAAATGTAATTATAATTTTATGAAAATCATTCAAATTTACGTTGAAGAAAATGATAAAAACTATGATTTAGTTATAGGTCAAAATCAGAATGAAAATGATAAAATTATAAAATCGAGTTCATCAAATGATATATGGTTTCATTTAGATAAATTAAGCGGCCCGCATTTTGTTTTTAAAACACAAACTGATGAAATTCCAAAAAAATATTTAAATCAAATTGCTGTTTTGTTCAGAGAATATAAAAATGGATTACCTAATCGTTATACAGTTATATATACCTATATAAAAAATGTAAAATTAACCAATACACCTGGTTTAGTTATACCTTGTAAAACAAAATATATAAAATGTTAACTTATTACCAATTCAGGAAATAAATATTCCCCGCATTTTTCCGCATTCCAACATTTTTCCGCATTCCAACAATAAAAAATTGAATATTTTTTCAGATTTCTTAGAAATCACCAATGTCTTGCAACATCTGTGTTGAACCATTTAACCGCTCTAATCGTGCTATTATCAATTGCGCTCGTTGTGACTTTAAAAGTTGTAGAGAATGCAATGAAAAGTACTTGATGTCTTCTAAAGAATTATCTCATTGTATGAATTGTAAATCTGATTGGGATTACAGAACTTTATACAGTTTATTTACAAAAACATTTATTCAAAAAAAATACAAAAAACATATTGAAAAAATTTTATTCGACCAAGAACGCGCAATGTTACCAGCTACTCAACCTTTTGTTGAAGAAAAGAAGATGAAAAATTTATTAATTTCTCAAATTGTAGATATCAAATTTGAGATATTATATGGGGAACACCAAAATGAAGAGGATCTTGACATTTTAAGAGTAAGAAAATATGAATTGGAGGAAAGGCTAAAGTCATTAAATGTTGAAAAATCAGTTTTTATCAAAAAATGTACTGTTCAAAATTGTCGTGGATTCTTGAACTCTGAATGGATATGTGGTATATGTAAATATCAAACTTGCAAAGATTGTCATGATGTATTATTTTGTGATACAAATCATAAATGTAATCCAGAAAATGTTGAAACGGTAAAATTACTTTTGAAAGATTCCAAAGGTTGCCCTAAATGCGCAACACCTATTTTTAAGATTGATGGATGCGACCAAATGTTCTGTACATTATGTTATACAGCTTTTAGTTGGAATACTGGAAAGATTGAATCAGGAGTTATTCATAATCCACATTTTAAAGAATTACAAGAAAATCAAGAAAGAAATTTATTAGAAATTCGTTGTGGAAGAGAAATTGATCGTAACATTGCTGATTACTTGCGTAATCTAACATTAAATCAAAGTGCAATGTATATAATAGCTTTACACACGTGGAAAATAAGAACACAAGATCTTCCCAAATACGCCAATGCAACAATCAATGACAACTTTGACTTGCGTTTCAAATTTTTAGAATCAACCATTTCCGAAGAAACATTCAAATCATATTTACACAAACGACACAAACAAAACTCTAAAAATCAAGAAATAGCACACATACTTAACATGTACACAAACTGTATAACAGAAATCGTTTACAGATATATTGACAAATTACAAAAAACCAGCAATAATGTATTTATAAATATCGGATCAATTGAAAACGAATACCTCTATGAAATCTATCATCTTATGGAGTATACAAATGAAAATCTAAAAGACTTGTCAATAATATACAACACAAAATTATTACGAATCGATATAACTGGAAACTTTAATTAAACAATAAAAAAAGTATCAAAGTATAAAAGTATAAAAGTATAAAAGTATAAAAGTATAAAAGTATAAAAGCAAAAAAGTATCAAAGTAAAAAAGTATCAAAATAAAAAAGTATCAAATTAAACATATACAAATTCAAGATTTAAAACACCATTTTCTATAGTGACTATATTATAAGATATGGCAAAAACATATAATTTTATCGAGGGATTATTATTAGATAGTTTTAATGCCAATGTTACGTCATTAAACATTGACATATTTAACGATCCAGTTGGTTGATTATCTTCTGGTCGTAAGCAAAATGGCATTGTATAAATATACTTCATAGGTATAACAGAATGTACATTATCTGGAAATATAGTTCTATAATAAAATTCTGGTAGTTTATCAAATCTATATTTACCATCTAATAACAAAGAAGCTTCCTCTATAAGAGGAGATTCATCTAATGGATTAGAATAAGAAAAATAATTATTAGTATTTAAATTATCTGCATCAACTGCAAAGAAAATGAGTTCTTTACATGGATAATTGAATTTCAAATCAGTGTTGTAATTATTTGTCAAAGACCGAATCATTTCATCACCATTATATTGAACTTGTTCTATTAAAAACTGATGTTTTTGAAACTGAAATTGTTTCAAAATAACATCATCCAAAAATATATATTCAGCATACAATTCAGATCTTACAATATCAACTTCATCAGGACCCGTTGCTCCATCATAGTTAATACATTCAGAAAATGGTCGTAATTTAAAAACAACCTTGATATCTTGATCATATATACTTAATAAAGGTAAAGCCATATTATACTTTTTTGTAAACCAAAAATCTAAAGGAATTATCAAATCCACTCTTTTTGAAGCATTTTGAAAGTTAGCTACATACGTATCGGATTTTAATATCATAAAGTTTTTACCTAAATTATTGTTAGTAGTTAATTCATCCCACGCATTTAAAAATTGAGGGTATAATCTATCTACAACAACTCCACCTATTTGCAATTCTATTGGACCATCAAAAATACCATATCCTAATGTATCACTCCAACAAGCATATTTACCACTTGTTTTTTCTAATATTGGCAAACTTATATGTAAATGTAACTTTGATAATAAATGTCCACGTTTTGGAATTTCACAGCTTGATTTTTGAGTAAAATTAACACTTGTATTAAAATTTAATTTAACTGTATCTGTTGCAAAATTAACATATCTATAATAATTATATTTAAAAATATTTATCTGTGGATCTTGTGTTAAATATACATCTTGCATACCAAGGGCCTGTAACTGAAAAATACTCGGTGACATCTATATTAATATCATCGAATAAAAAAAAAGCGAAATAAAAACAACATTTAAATAATAAATAATAATTAAAAATTGATTTTGAAATCCAATCTAACATCATCTAAATGATTTCTAATCTATTCATTACATCTACTTTTTTTGCATTTATGTCTATTGTCGGAGCCAGTATATGGACATCATCAAATGATATATTTACATTAACATCAATTTACGAATTTCATTGGTTTTTAAGTATTACATCATTTGTATTATCTATTTCATTTTATTCTATTCATACTTTTAATTTTATTTTGGATTATCTTAGAATAATTGGAAACGTAAATCTTATTTATGTTCATCTTGTATCTACCATATTTTTAGGTTCTCTTTATACGATGTTTTGGATTAGTTCATCAATCGGTCTATCTTACACTGTAGCACAATGCAATTATATCAATTATATATATTACGAGTTTAGTTGCACAGGAGAAATTATTTCTATGACCTTTAGTTACTTGAATTTTATTATTTGGGCTACAATTTTATACATTGGATTTTCAAAATGGATATCCCGATATATAAATTTAGTAGATCATAATCAAATTAATCTTGGTAATATAGAAACACCACCAGAACAAGCACCAGAACAAACACCAGAACAAACACCAGAACAAACACCAGAACAAACACCAGAACAAACACCAGAACAAACACCAGAACAAACACCAGAACAAGTACCAGAACAAGCACCAGAACAAGTACCAGAACAAGCACCTGAACAAGTACCAGAACAAGAATCTGATCTTGAATTAGAGGGTACTGGACAAGGTCAGAATGGTCCGGAATAAGCACAAATTACATACAATAAGTTTACTTAAAAATAATTATATATAAATAATTATATATAATCATATATAAATATGGTATCAAGACTGTGTGCTAAGAGATTAAATAAAGAAATTGCAATGTATAAAAAAGAAAATTTTAGTTTTCCAAATTTAATTTTAAGATATAAAGACGATGATATTTTAACTTGGTACTTTATAGTACACGATTTACAAGATACGGCATTTCAAGGTGGTTTTTATTTTGGTAAGATTATGTTGAATGAAGAATATCCATTAAAACCACCTAATTTTATTTTCATAACACCAAATGGACGTTTTGAAACAAATAAAAAAATTTGCACAACATTTTCTGCTTATCACCAAGAAACATATACAAGCACTTGGAATATTTTAACAATGATGGAAGGAATGATTTCATTTATGACAGATATTAATCCTGAAAAGGGGATTGGATATATACACACTACAGATATTGAAAAGAATTTTTTAGCAAATGAATCTTTGTCTTGGAATAAAAATAATGAACTATTTAAAACTATTTTTCATGACATTGATGAAATTTTTTATTCTTCTTGAATAGATCGAAGACCAAAGTTTGGCTCATTTAATTTTTTTTTCAATTCAATTCTTAAAGATTCTTTGTTAATTGTATTTTTAAATGGATTAACTGGATTAACTGGATTAAATGGATTAGTTGGATTTATAGGAGAAAATGGATTTTTAGCATATCCTTCATTACCTAAACGTAAATCCGTAACTCTATTTATAATTGGTTCCAATTCTGTAACATACCAATTTGTTACAGTATCAGTTTTATCTGCATCTAAAGAACCAAAAAAATCAATACCTTGAGCTTCTAAATATTTATTTTTTACAGGTGAACAAGAAAAAGAAATAGGATACGAAGAATCAGGAGACGATGAAATACGAGACGAAGAATCAGGAGACGATGAAATAGATGAACTATAATCATAATCTTTCCTTTTTTTTTTATTTGAATTTACAATAGGAATTGTTTGTATTCCGAAATCGATACTATTTACAGCTTGTGTCATTGTTTCTACATTTTTTTTTTCTGTAAAAACACAAATTGGTATAAATGTCATTTCATATAACACTTTTCTTTCTAGATTAGTAGAATTCCAAACCCACCCCTTTTCTAGAATTTCTTTTTCGCAAAAAACTTCACAGCATTTGTCAGATACAATATATCTAATATCAACAACATTATTAGGATATTTTTTTCTATATTCTTGTTTTAACCATTCATAACATTTTATAAAACCGTAATTAACATCTGATTCGTTGGTATAAATATAATGTGTATTATCTATGAAATCCTTTATATATATTAATTGCTTACTCGTTATATAACTCATTATATAATAGGAATATATAAAATAAATTTACACATTATACCCAAATTAAAACTAAACAGAGTTTATCGGTAAATTAAAACTAAACAGAGTTTATCTGTAAATTAAAACTAAACAGAGTTTATTGGTAAATTTACATTATAAAAAAATTGAAATTATATGACAAACATAAAATAATCACTTGTTTGTAAAATGTCTTTTAATAGATACATTCTTCAATTTACAAAAAACTCTTCTAACGAACAAACTCATTTATCATTTAACGGTGGTAAATACAATGTCCCTGATAATAATCTTGATGAATTTTATAAACGTTATTATAATGTGATTTCTGATAAAGATAATGAAGAAAGAGATTCTCTTTATCTTATTGAAAAGGTATATAATTCATCTTTTGCATTTTTTATTGATTTAGATGTACCAAAAAGATCTAATTATAAACTTTCTGACGATGATGTTTTAGATATTATAAGTGCAAGTTGTACATCTATAAAAGAAATGTTTATAGAAAATGACAAATTGATGGAATTTATTATTTCCAAGAGAATTACTGCAAAAGGGTTTAATTATCATATTAATTTTTATAACTTGATTGTTAATAATGCAATTGCAAAAAATTTAATAACAAGCATTTTGAAAAAAGAAGATTTATTAAATGAAAATTTAAAAGATTCAATTGATGTTTCTGTATATAGAACAGGTTTACGTTTACTTGGTTCTAAGAAAGTTGAAAAAGGAATTAAAAATATGGATAATGAAAAAGACCACAATGGAGTAGATGTAGTTTACAAAATTTACGATATGACGACCAAAAAATTTGTGGATTTAGAAGATACATCTTTTGAAAATTTTTCGAAAACTATTGTGAAAAGAAAATCTAATATAAAAATTAGTGAATTAAAAAATAAATCTGTGGTAACAGAAACAGAGAAACGAATTCCAGTAAAAGGTATTAACAATGAAAAATTACAAAATGAAATGAAACAAATTTTGTTGGATTTAAAAAGTCAAAACAGATGTTTGGAAAATTTTGATGTATCAATTCAAAGAATTTATGCCAAACAAAACAAATTAGGTATTTTTTGTTATTATGTATCCATAAATGGAAAATATTGTCCTTTTAAACAACGCGAACACGAAAGAAACGTTAGTCCTATTTATTTCGAATTTAGTATCAATGGTATTTATATGAAATGTTATGATGAAGAATGTACAAGAAGAATTTTTCCAGAATCAGGATTTCAATTACCAGAAGATTTTCAAGAGAAATATCCAGAACTATATTTAAGTATGACTACGAAATATTGGCGTTCAGAAATAGAAATTACAGATGAAACAAGAAATTTTTTAGAAGCTAGTTTATCTGGATCACATTATTCTATTGCCAAAGCAGTATTTCAAATATATAAAAACAGATTTCGTGTTGATGATATAAAAAATACAGAATGGTACGAATTTGACGGTATTCGATGGAAAAAGAGTTATTTGATGAATATTTTAATTTCAGAAGAACTTCCTAAATATTACAGAAGTATTAAAATTAGCGATACATCATTACAAACTAAAAATTTACAAGATTATTTGGTAAATAATGAAAAAGTTGATGCTAATATGCGTAATCAAATGGTTGACAATATTATATCTAAATTAGAAAACGTTGCTTTCAAAGGTAATATTATATCACAAGTTATCTATTTATTTAAAACATACGATAACGATTTTTATACAAATTTAGATTCAACTCCAAATCTTTTAGGATTTAAAAATGGTGTTTATGATTTTAAAGAAAAAACTTTCAGACAAGGTATACAAAATGATTATATAACATTCTCAACTGGATATGATTTCCTTGAATATGACGAATCTTGTCCTCATACACAAGATATTTATAAATTCTTGGGACAAATCATTCCAAACAAGCGTGTACTAGACTATACTTTAAAAGTGTTGGGAAAAGCTCTTGTCGGTGTTCCTGATGAACGTTTTTATATCTGGACTGGGTTATCAGGTGCTAATGGTAAATCTACATTAGTAAATTTTTTGGAAAATACATTAGGTGATTATATGGTAGGTGTAGATGTATCATTATTAACAAACAAAAGAGGAGGTTCCAGTAATGCATCACCAGATGTAGTCAGATTACGTGGAAAAAGAATTTTTACATTCCAAGAACCAGAACACGATGACAAACTTAGAACTGGTATTTTAAAACAATACACTGGTGGAGATACCATTATTGCCAGAGAATTATTTAAAGCACCTATTTCATTCAAATTACAAGGCACAATGATTATGTGTTGTAATGATTTACCTACCGTAACATCGATTGACGGCGGAACGTGGCGGAGGATCCGTGTGGTGGAGTTTAAGTCGAGATTTTGTGACAATCCAGTTAAAGAAAACGAATTTAAAATAGACCCATCTATTAAATACAAGATCAAGTATTGGAGACCATACTTTATGAGTATTCTTATTCATTGGTACAAACGATTCCTTGAAGAAGGTATGATAGAACCAGATGAAGTCAAGAAAGCTACAGACAAATACAAAGTTGAAAATGACAAGTTTAATGAATTCTTTGATCAAATATTGGAAGAATCTAAAGGCGATTTCGAATCAAACAAGAATATTTATAGCCACTTTTCCAATTGGTGGTCAAGTAATTATCCAAATTCAAGAGTACCAGATATCAAAGACCTTAGACGTGCGATGAAAATTAAATTCGGTAATGAAAAAGAAGCTATTATAAATGGTTGTATGAACTATGGTTTCAATATCAAAATTAAACAAACATTCAATGAAGATTTTGACAACCACTCAGAAGACTTGTAATTACACCTCCATCTATAAGTTTTTAATAAAAATATTAAATACACGTTCAAAAATCTATTTAAAAATAAAAATATTATAATACTAATCAAGATATTACAATATGAATAAAATAGTACCAAAGTCAATAAACTTTAGTGAATTAGTAAAATCGAGTAATACTACACTTTCTATCAATATACAAGATCGTTTAGTTGAAAATCTAAACTCTAATTTTACTGACGACGAACAGAAGTGGTACGTAGCAAACTTGTATATGTATATGAATTATCATCCGAATAATGATTATCCAATTAATTTGGAAAACGTGTTTAAGATGATTGGATTTGCAAATAAGGGTAATGCAAAAAGAACACTTGAAAATAATTTTACTAAAAATGAAGATTATAAATTAATACTTCTCCCAAGGGAGAAAAAACAAAATGCTGGAAGATGCGAAGAAGAAATAATGTTGAATATCGAGTGTTTTAAAAGTTTATGTATGCTAGCTAAAACTGAAAAAGGAAAAGAAATTAGAAAATACTATGTAAAATTGGAAAATATTTTCAACAAAATTATAAACGATGAAATACAACAAAGTAAACTAGAATTAGAACAAAGTAAAAGAGAATTAGAAGAAAGTAAACGAGAACTTACAACTTTGAAAAAATTAAAAGCTAAAAGATGGTATAATCAAGAACCTGGTGATACTATTTATGCAATCAAGATTGATGATATTATAAAAATAGGAAAAACAAAAAATATTAAAAAAAGAGAAAGTTATTACACTGAAAATCAAACTGGTGATATTTTTTATATTAAAAAATGTCATAATTGCGATTTGAGTGAAAAAGTTATTCATCATATGTTAGATAAACACCGCGAAGAAAATAATAAAGAATGGTTTAATATATCTAATGAATTGGCTATTTATATTATAGATATAGTATGTGATTTTTTAGATAATTTTATAAATTACAGTGAAAAGTTACCAATATCAAATCTAAAAGAATATTTAGATTCATCTTATAAAGTTGTAAATCCATGTCATAAAAATGATTGTGAAAATAAAGAACCATCAAATAACAGTACAGATATATTAAATAAAGTTGTCAATATCACATGCAATGAAGATAAAATGAAAAGATTCATACAAGAATTTTGTGAAATCGATGAAAATAATTACGCTTTAAGTTACGAATTATTAGGAGCGTATAGAATATGGTCAAAAGGATTAACTGCAAAAGATCGGTCACTGTTTTCAAAATTTATGAAAAAAAATTATAAATCAAGACGAAAATATTATAAAGAACACAATGAATCGAGTTTATTAACATATATAGGTATAAAACCAAAAGATTTAAATATAACAAGACAAGATAAAAATACTTTACCAAAATATGAAGAATTTGTTTTAACAGAATGTAAATATAATTACAATTATAGAATTGGTTATACAAATTTTATAGACGAATACAAAAAATGGTATTTGAAAAAATACCCAGATTATATTTTTTCAAAACAAGAACATTTTAATATGGACACATATTTAAATCGTAATTTCCTAAAAGAAAAAATAAATATGCCTGGTTATAGAAATGTTTTAGGAATTTGGGGCATTCAGTTTAAATGCGAAAATTCAGTTAGAATAGGTATAAATCCAACACATAGAAAAGAAATAGTCAAAATAGATTATAAAACTAGAACTGTTATAGAAGAATATAAAAGCCTTACAATAGCATCAGATATATTAAAATTAGATCAAAGTACTATTAGAAACTATATAGAAGATAAAAGATTGATAAATGATAGTTTTGTTTTACAATACAAAAAAGATATCATATAAATTAAAAGTTGTATGCCTATTATTTTTTTATACAATATATACAATATACAACATACAATATAGTTAATGAACAACAATAAATTTTCACCTAATAATTTTATTAACATTGACGATATAAATTTTGACGATATAAATTTTGACGATATAAATTTTGATCATACGCAAAGTGAAGAAATACAAAAAGATACCGAAAATAAAAAAGATACCGAAAATAAAAAAGAAACTTTTATCTGGGAAGCGATTCATCCAAAATGGGAGAAAAAAATTTTATCAAAAAATTTCGTTATTAAAAATTGTTTAGCAGATGGCAATTGTCAATTTAGATCTATAGAAACTGCTCTAACAAACGCAGGTATTAAAACGAATCACGAACGTTTAAGAAAATCAATATGCAAGTACATTAATAATTTAGACAACGATGATTTTTTTAACATAATACAGAATTACAGAATAGAAAAACAATCTGGTGAATTCCAAGGAGATTGGGATCCATTTGCAATAAAAAATAAAAGAGATTTTACTAAAGAACTTAGAAAACCAGGATTCAATTTCCAAGGTGATAATATCACATTATCATTGATATCTAAATGCCTTGAAATAGATATAATAATATTAGATAGTGATTTGAATGTCACTGATCTCAGTAATCCAGATCATCTATTCCCTAAAATAATAATCATATTTTACGATAAGCAAAATACACATTATAGAACAGTTGGTCTTAAATGCAAAAAAAAGATTAATACAATTTTTAAAAGGATAGATTTACCAGATGAATTAACAAGATTAATAGACAAAAACATATTTTTCCTACACCATATACAAAATGTTTGCCTTGAAGAAATGAAATGTAAAAATCTAGAATTAAATAAAATTATAAAAGCTATACAGGAAAAACTCGATACTAAAATATCACAAAATGATAAAACACACATAATGAAAATTCTTAGAACTATCTTGGATAACGAAAATTACTTTAATAAAATTAATAGTAAATTACATTGATAAAATTAATAGTAAATTACATTGATAAACATATACTCTTTTATTATTTTTTATGTTGACGATGAATAAAATCCAAATCACGTTTAGCTTTACGAGATGTTTCTGGATATCTTCGTTTATTATATATAACTAATACATTCAATCTTTTAATTATTTCAGAATATGTTGCCTTACCCTTACTTAATAAATTCTCAAGTATAGATCTTCTTTTTTTCTCAGGTAAATCTACATGATATTTCCCAAGAGCACCTTTATGAATTATAGGAATTCTTACTTTTGATTTGGATTTAACTGTACTTCGTCTTTTAACTGTACTTCTTCTCTTAACTGTACTTCGTCTTTTAACTGTACTTCGTCTTTTAACTGTACTTCTTCTCTTAACTGTACTTCGTCTTTTAACTGCACTTCGTCTCTTAAGGGTACTTCGTCTTTTAGATTTAAGTATGGGTTTTTTTGAATATTTCATCTTTTTCATTTATTTTTATAATATACATCAATATTTTTTTTTTTTATTATTGTATTATTAATAATGGCAGATATTACGATTTGGCATTTTATAATTTTAGTAGCAATTCTTTTTATGATTCAACATTTGTTTGTTAAACGTGAAAATTACGAATCAATTGAAAATAAGGATAAAAAACAAGATAATAAATTATGCGGGGAATCTTCTATAGATCAAGGATTTTTGTATTATATTTTTAATTCTACTAAAACTCCTGCTAGATAAATAACTGAAATAATTTTTATATAACTACAATTACAACTACAATCTATAATTTATATAACTACAATCTATAATTTATATGACTACTAAAAAAGATTTTGAAATATTTTTATACAAAAACAAACTTAATTCGAAAACATTAATTGACATTTTACCAAGATTATCATCAAAAACAATATCAAATTTATATAGTGATTTAGAACAGTTATGCAAATCTAAAAGTGTAGACAAACTTTATATTTTCACAGACGGAGGTTGTTATCGTAATGGTAAACCAGAATGTAAAGCTGCATATTCTGTTTTATTTACCGAAGAATCAGAATCTATTATGTACAAATTTAATACTACAAGAATGGTAATAAACGAACCATCAAATAATAAAGCTGAATTATCTGGTATAAAATACGTGTATAAAACTATATATGAAAACACTGATGTCTTTGAAAACAAAAAGATTGTTATATGCAGTGACAGTATGTATTCCATTAATTGTATTACTAAATGGTCATCTAATTGGATTAAAAACAAATGGAAAAATTCAAAAGGAGAAGATGTAAAAAACCAAGATACTATTAAAACAATTCTAGATTATAAAAAATCAATAGGGGAATCAGGAAAAGATATAGAGATTGAATTCAAACACGTATTTTCACATACAGAAGAACCTGGTGATAAGAATTCACATGCGTATTTTTTATGGTATGGTAATAATTACGTTGATAAAAATATTACAAAAATATTAAATATCTCTTAAAAATTACTTCTCGGTATTTTTATTTAAATTGATTCCATTTTTATATAATAAATTGGAAATATTTATAATTAGTTAAAAACTGAATTTTAATATAATTCTAATATATTAATTAAAATGAATCAAGTAAATGAAAAAATTTCTGTAAATATTTTAGGTTATGGATTTGTGGGTTCTGCGTGCGGATTCCTCTGTGAAAAGAATAATATAGAATTTAATGTATGCGATACACAATTAAAAACTGGAAATTTCAATTATTTTAATAATATATCAGAGTTGGCTTATTTTAGTGAAAGTAAATCCGATGTTAATTTTTATTTTATTTGTGTTCCTACACCAAGTGATTCAGAAGGTAAGTGTGATACATCGATTGTTGAAAGTGTTATTAAACAATTATCATTAATCGTTAAAAAAAGATCAATTGTTATTATAAAATCTACTATTAAACCTGGTACTACTAGGGATCTTTATAATAAATATAATGAAAAATTAGATATAGTATTTTGTCCAGAATTTTTAAGAGAAGTTTCTTATAAAGACGATATTTATTCTGCAGAATTTGTATTATTTGGTATTGATGAAAGTCAAAAGGGTTTAATAAATGATTTAAAAGATCTTTTTACAAATTATCTTTATAAACACAAATATACCGTAAATAACGAAAGTGTACACGATTCACCCTTTGAATTTTATTTTAAATCATTTGAAGAATGTGAATTATTTAAATATACTTTAAATACATTTTTTGCTACAAAAATTACATTTTTTAATGAAATATATGATCTATGTGATAAAATTGGTGTTGATTATCAAAATTTAAAAAGTTTATTTAAACTAGATAAAAGAATTGGTGATTACGGTACAGTTGTCCCAGGGATGGATGGTTTTGGATATACAAGAAGTTGTCTTCCTAAAGAAATAAGGGCTTTAATTAAATTACAAGAAGAACTAGGGCTATCAAATGATCTGGCATATTGTGTCGACAAAAGAAACGATTATTTTAGAAGTAAATAAATGTCTTAATTTAAACATAATATTATTAATTATATAATGAAAATTGATTATATAATAAAAATTGAGTCGTATAATATACGTGATAGTATATTAACATTGCATTTTGACAAGGATTTTAAACAAATCCGTTATATAAAAATGGAATCAGATAATTTACTAAATAATTCTAATAAAACATCAGAGTCGTTAGATTGTGATGAAATGGAAATCTCATATTCAAAAAGGAGAAAATGTTTTAATATTTGCCTTTCAAACACTTCAGATCAAGTTATTATTTTAATAACACAGTTTGACAAACGACATACTTGTTATGGATATCATATTAAACGCCAAGGTGTAAATAAAGCAGGAGATGTAAAGAATGATAATCAAGATTTGTTAGCAAAAGGAATGATTTCTTTATTCTCAGGTAATTTCAAAGATAACCAGAATGATAACCAGTGTATCTATAATACAGATATATTTTCTATAAAAAATCAAAATATTTTTGCAAAAATTAAAAAGAAAGGTGCAAACGATGGAGTTGCAACGTTTATGTAAAAGAATTAGCAATATGAATTCCAGTGTTGAAAGAGCTTATGTTAAAGATATTTCAACAATCATAGACGACATCTTTTTCGAATATGATATTTTTTATAAAGATACAAATCAAAATGTTTCAAAAGAAATCCTTTTACATAAATTTTTAAATATTTTTGGAAAATATGAACAAGTAAAAATGTGTATAGGTATTTCACAAAATGGAAATAAATGTTGTAAACGTGCACAAAATGAATCTGATTATTGTAAAACACATAAATATTTAGAATTTCGTCAAAAAACAAACGATAATTTTACATCACAAAATGATAATTTATTTTTAATAGAAGGATCTTTTGAAAATGAAAATACAAAAAATATAGATACAAAAAATATGAAAAAACAATTAATCGATGGAACAATTTATTATACAGATTCATCATTTGTATATGAGATTGATAGTCTTGAAAGAGTTGGTTATGTAGATAATGAAAAGTATATTTTAACCGATGATCCTTTTATCTTGTGTATGTAAAAGTAATGTAAAAGTAATGTAAAAGTAATTTAAAAGTAATTTAATTTAAAGAATAAGGTAATATATTCTTTAAATGTTGATATTATTATTATTGTTGTTATCGATATGTTACGGACATATTTCTATGAGTTATCCTCCATCAAGGAGAAATCAATTGAGTGAATATTATGCTAATACAGGTTTAGTTAATTATAATTTACGTTCACCTTTATATGTATCACCAGACTTTTTTAGTTTTCCTTGTAAAGGATTTCCAAAAGGTCCTGTTGTAGCGACATTTGAAAAGAATGAAATTACAATAACATTAGAAGGTACAGCTATACACGGTGGTGGTCATTGTCAGTTTGGAATATCATACGATGATAAAAATTTTGTTGTTTTAAAAACAGTTTTAAACGATTGTTTGTTGGACACAATGTCTTATTATTACGAAATACCTAAATATGCAAAAGGTGATAATATAACTGTTTTTTGGACTTGGGTTAATAGAATAGGTAATAGAGAATATTATATGGAATGTGCTGACATTACAGTAAAGACAAAGGGTAAGATGACCAATATTCCAGGTAAAGAATTATTAATTGTAAATTTACCAGGATATCCTAAAGTTCCTGAATGGCAAGTAAATTCACCTAGTTCAGTTGATGGAAGAGATCTATTAGCTTCTAGAAAAGACATTAATATCAATTCTGATAAACATATTATTAGTGAAAAAAGTCAAGATAAAGTAAATGAAAAAAACCAAGATCAAAGTCAAGAAAAAGTAAATGAAAAATGTAGTTGTACTACAGGCGAAATCAAATGTGATGGTAATGGTTTTATTACATGTGCAAATAACAATTGGATATATAGAAACTGTGCAAGTGGAACATCGTGCAAAACATCTGGTGAGAGTATTGTTTGCGATTTTGCATAAAATAGTGATCGAAAATAATTTAGTAAAGTATTTTCGATTGTTTTTTCATATTTTCAGCATTATGTTTTAAATACGCTTGTTCATTTTCTTCTCTTTTCTTTTCACGATGTTTTATATAATATTTTTTTTCATTTTGTCTTTTATTTCTTTTTTCAATTACATCTGGTCTTTTCTTTTGTTTAGCATCCTTCTCACGACACTTTAAACATCTTTTAACAATACCACCAGATTTTCCAATAAAATCTGCTTCAATTCTGTAACATTTACAGTTTGTGCATTTTTGTTTAACTTCGTTTTCCATATTAATAATCTTAAAATTATTAAAATAGATATTATTTTCAATTTTTATTAGGAGGACTGACAAAATGTATAAAAATATACAATTAGATCAATTTGAATATGCTAATCCACCCCGGATTTAGCTTACCCTTTAGCTTTCACTAAAGGCCGGACTATATCTTAAGATCTCATTGATACTGATTAGGTATCTCAATCCCAACTACATTTAGTCTCTGAACCTTCACCATAGTCTTATCATCAAAAGAAACTAAGTTTATTTAGTTTCTTTAACGACTTTAGGTGCTTGGCTGCGGATTTTCCAATCCTAAACTTTATTACCATTGGGCAAAGCCCAACTCTTACGAGTCGTGCAATGGCGACGTAAGTCGCATACGGCTATTAACCGTGTTCCTTTTAAATGTTTCCAAATAAAAGTGGTAGTTTAGGCTCTAAGGAGGTCCCCGTCAATTTGAAGTTGTTGCAAAAAAAGTTTGACCTTTTTTCACTAGCCAGTTATATGGAAATCATTGCGAATTGATTTCTTGCTAATTTACACTGTTTTTCATAATAAGTAATAGCAAAACTTATTATGCAGCTGACTGTTTGGCACAGGTTAATGTAAAAAATACATTCTTTAATGCCGGCCATAATTCTAAGAACGTTGTAGTTAACAGCAAAGATTTTCAAACTACCACCTGCAGCAAGGTTAAGTTGAAGAGTAGCATTGTCAATTCTAGACATGTTAACGGTTCCAGAAGGTTGATGTTGTTCTGGGTTAAGAGCAAATGAGTATACATAAACACCATCTGAAGGAATACAAGTATGATGTTGATATGGTTGAACCAAGTTAAAGTATGCTCCATCTCTTTCAGAGAAACGATCTTGACCGTTAAGTTGCAATTTAGCACTGTTAACAGTCTTGTAAGTGGTTGGAGCAATTGTAGCTCCAGAATCTTCAACAACCCAAATAAGTTCTTTACAAGGATGGTTCAAAGCAAGTTTGCTCTTATAAGCACCACTAGATACAGTTTCAGCACCAGTGAATTGCAATTGTTCAATCAAGTATTCGTGTTGAACTTGCGCAAATTGACGACGTTCATCAGTATCAAGATAAATGTAATCAACATACAAGCTAGCTTCAATACTTGGAGCAGCTGGTGTAGTAGTTTCTGTTACATACAATTTGGTATTGTATGCTGCGAAAGTGATGTTGAATTTAACTTCGTGATATTGCAATGCAATCAATGGCAAAGCAAGACCTGGATTTCTACAGAACCAGAATTGCAATGGAACATACAAGGTATATTCTGGTTTTGCTGTAACATTTACACCTGTCATTTCAGTGGTGTTACCAACCATCTTTTTGTAACCATCTTCTTTTTCAGATGTTTGAGTAAGGTCATTCCAGATATTCAACCAAGTACCATAATGCTTATCGATTGTTTGACCACCAATTTCAATTGAAACTTCTTCAATCAAATTGTGTCCAAGATATGGATGCCAAGCAAAATCATTGTCACCATTATCTACACTACCAACTGTAGCTTGTAAGTAGACCTTATGGATAAGATCACCATTTCTTGAAACAGTACAAGAAACTTTTCTACCGAATCCAACAGTTCCGTTAAAGGTTTGTTCGATTGCTTCAATAGCAAAGTTTGTATGTCTGCGATATACAACTTTAAAAACGTTTACACCCTACCTTTCGGTATATTTATCAGGAGCTTACGCTACCTAGGGACTAGACTATATCTTAAGCAAATTCATATGAATTCACCCATTACCATTTAGTCGTTGAACTGCATTCGTATTATTAAGAATTTAAATATTTTAATGCCATATTATATTTTTCATCATCTGTAAATTTTTTAGATGTAAAAATATTTAGTCTTTAAATAAGGATGATTAATAACCACATATCCAGAAGATTGGTAAACTTCTGGTCTAGCTTTTAATTTAACCAGATACATAGGAATATCATCTTCTTTTTTATGAGCTTTTGATAAATTTAATTTATGTTCAATAGATAATTCTTTTCCAAAAAAGTGATGCTTTTCACCTTTTTTACTATTAGAAATATTTTGTTTTGTTTTTTTATCTCTAGGTTTACCATAATTAAAATTTTTATCACCTAATTTACTTTGACGCATTTTCTCTTTACTATCGTCACAATGTAAACCGTTTGAACCACCTGTTCTAATATTATACCCATTTGGATATAAAGTATCATACAGGTTTATAAATTTTATTTCGTATTCATCTAGAAAATAATTATTATATTCTAATAATATTTCTTTTTTGAAATTATCTCGACCATATTTTCGAATAGCATTATATAGAATTCTACATTCCTTTCTTATACAATGTTCTTCAAAACGTTTATCAAAATCTCTTGTAGTTTGACCAATATATTTTTTACCAGAAGGAGAAGTTAAACAATATATTATTCCCATTAATATCACGGGATATGTTAAAATACTCAATTTTTAATAATTTAGAACTTGGCTGCAGATTGCCCATTTCAATCTAAACTATGTTTAAATTTCATCTTAAAAGTTATTACCGAAAGATCAACAGTCTTGAGGACTGTTAGTCCTTGTGGCTTACGCCACTACCCAAGTTCTATTCTTGGCCATTAATTTTTTTCAAAATTAACTTGGTATTTTAAGCTTTAGGGGTTTCCCGCAATTTGATAATGTCGCAAATCTAATTAGATTCACTAGTAGCTGAATTATTAGTCAAGGGATAAAAACTGACAAGGTTCAATGACTAATATAGGAATTACAACAGATTTTTCTATAACATATCCTAATAGTTATAGCTGACTACTTTTCTACTCAATTTTTTAAGTAATTTGAGGATTACCTGTACATTTCCTCTACCTAGTCTTTCAACTAGGATTAGACTATATCTTAAGCAAATCGAAAAAATTCGATTCACCCACTACCATTTAGTCGTTGAACTGAGGCCAATTTATAAATTTAATTTATAAATATTTAGATATATTTACATAAATATACCCTTAGGCTTTGGCTGCTGATTGCCCAATCCATTTAGATTTTCACTACAATTCTAAATCACGTTTAATTTAGAACAGGTAATTTCATAGAAATTACTACCCAAGTTTAATCTTGGCCAAATAAAAGTTTCCTCTTATTTTTAGTACTAAAGGCTCTAAGGGGGTTTCAGCAATTTGATAGTGTCGCAAAAAAAGTTTGACCTTTTTTCACTAGTAGCTGTACATAAATTAATCGAAAAGGGTGGTGGCGGTGATTAATTAAGGAGTACTAACTGTATTTATTATAACATATCCTTTTAGTTATAACAGGCTACTTTTCTACCCTACAGGTTTTTTAAGGTAAATATCTTGAGCGCCATAAGCGACTAATTGCATAAGTCCACCACCCATTTTTTTGTTTTTATAATATTCAAAAATAAAAAAAATTTTCGTAATTAACTTATTAATTCCACATTTAATTATTAATTACACGTCACATTCTTATATATATTGTACATAACATACATAACATACATAACATACAATATCAAAAATTAAAAATTTATCGCATTTTCATTTTTACAATAAAACAAATTTACCATTTGGATCGTCTTGATTGCACGGCCAAAGAATAGCTGGGGTAAAGTTTGCTTCCGAACCTCCTCGCATATTAAAACATTGCTCCATTTTTTTCTTTGATCTAATTTGATTGTCTTTGAATGTAAATTTATTATCAATATTATTTCCATCACAATCCCATAATTTAATTTCAGTACCATTATCTGTACTACCACGCCATAGATTAAAACATTTGTCATTCCACTTAATTTGTTCATCTTCTGTATATATAAATTGTTGATTTGGATCAGTTTTCGAACATGCTTCCCATAAACTAATATTTGTCCCCTTTTCATTTTTACCAGCTTGAACTGCTAAACATTTATTCTTATCTTTCCACTGTATTGCAAATGGGATTAAATTTGTATCCAAACTATTAGTATAAAAAGTATCTCTATAAGGATTGGATGTTCCCTTATTTGGAAATCCAGATTTTAACCAGCAATCAGAACCTTTTGGTTTATTTGTAATGTATCCTACACAATTATCTGTTTTATTACATTCTTCTGCACACTTGTCGAATGGACCAGTAAAATATTTAATATCATTACCAGGCCAATCACCGTTTGCAATTTTATTATATGTTTTTGCTGGTGGTGGTGCTGGTGCTGGTGCTGGTGCTGGTGCTGGTGCTGGTGCTGGTGGTGGTGCTGGTGCTGGTGCTGGTGCTGGTGCTGGTGCTGGTGCTGGTGCTGGTGCTGGT